TTCCTTTTCATAATTCTTTTTAGCGGTAATCATTCTATTTTTATATTCAACGCGATCTTTGTACATTCTCTCAATAATCTGTGGCAAGAATCCTTGTCTATCTTTTTTAAACAGACAACCATTAGCAGCGAGACAAACGTCCGAATCAACTTTTGGAATATTTCCATTTACGAGTTGTTCAATAGATACAGGAATTTTCTTATTTCTCTTTTCTTTATCTATAACTTCCGAAACAATAGTTTCGGGACTGATATTATATTGCATAATCAAAGAAGGATACAGGCTGTTTAAATCAAATGAGACAACCCAGTTATGCATTCCAATTTGTGGATCTTTTACATATGCGCCGATATATGATTCGTTCTTTTCTCCACCACCAGAAATAGGAACACAGATTTTATTATTAAGCAAATGATTATGAATGATTGTATCCCAAATTCTGACTTGGGTGTAAACATCTCGGAGCTGAACCTTTGCATCATACGCAATTGCTAACGCAACATCAATCAATTTCATTTTGTCTTCAATGCGTTCTACAAGATCGGTATCTACAATATTGTAATCAATAAACTTTGAAAAATCATTCGTATAGAAATCATGCATATTGTCATATTCAGTATAACTGACTTTGCGTTCTCCTAGCTCGACAAATGCAATATGATCTAGTTTATAAGATTCTTGTTGTGAGTATGTAAACTTTTTATAAAGATCGAGATAGTCATAGGTTGTTACGCCAGAGATATCGTATTTTATACTCTCACGATAAAACTTTCCAACAACTTTGGATTCAATGATATTTTTCCAAGGAGAAAGTCTTAATGCGTCTTCTTTTGTAAGAACAGTTTCAATTCGCTTTATAAGATATGGAATATCGAAGAATGCAATGTTCCATCCAGATACAATATCAGGATAACTCTTAGCCCATAATGTTATGAATTTTGCAAGGAGATCCTTTTCATCAAAGCACTTATAATAAATTACATTGTCTTTGGTAGGATTATAATTTCCAAAACCAAAGACATGCATTGTGCCCTTGAATTTATATGCGATTGAAATTATTTCTTGATCGGCTTTTTCTACCGTTGAAAAGCCGTTTTTAGTAGATACCTCAATATCAATATACGCGATATTGATTTGATCCCTATCGTATAGAACTTCTTCTGGATATTGTTCATGAAGATAGGTATAGATAAATTTATCTAATCCGTAAAGCTTGAAATTTGATATTTCTGAAAATTGTTTGATATAATCTTTAGCATCATGAATCGAATCAAATTTCAATTCATCTACATTTACTCCATCAATTGTTTTCCATTTTGATGGAGTTCTTGCGGGAACAAATAATCGTGGTTTATAAAAAACTTTTTCATTAAATGGTTGGCCATCTTCATAGCCGCGCACATGAATGTAGTTTCCACGTTGTTGGAGATTTGTATAGAACTTCATATAAGAACTATACTAATTTATCCCAGAGAAGTCAATATGTTTGATGACGCTGCTATGATTCCGGAACCAAAAGATTTTTGATAAGCATTTGTAACTTCAATAACTGGATCATAAACAAACATAACATTTTCCGCTTTTAATGTTATCTCTTTTTTATCTGCCATTGGCACATAATCAACTAGGGCCATTTTTCCACGAGGATCCAAAAGAATAGCCGCTGGCTTTTGAATGACCAGCGGCGATCCTTGTACCTGACTGCTAGTTAATGTTTGTGGCGCTTCTATTACTTTTCCAATAATTTCTTCGCCAGAAACAAGTTTAACAATCTTCACATTGCTCATTTATTTTCCTTTCACCATATTATGGATATCATTTCTTGTGATACCTATATCGCGTAATTCAGTATCAGTAAGTTTATTTAATTCATACATTGATCTATATTGATGCCTGAATTCAATGTATCCATCGACAAAATTAAGTACCTTATTATATATCTTTGTTCCTAGTGAACTGACATAACTTGACATTTCTTTACTCCTAAAAAAAATAAAAGAGAACGGTAGGGGACATTGCATCCCCTACCTTATTGCAGATGAGAATGCGATTGATTAATCCTTGATATCAATCTTCTTTGGCTTCTTATCTTCCGGAATGAAATTCTCTAAGAAGATTTTTAGAATGCCATTTACCATCTCCGCATTCTTAATCTCTACGGTGTCCGCGAGGCTAAACGACCGAGTGAATGCGCGTTCTGCAATTCCCTTCCAGAAATAAAAAGAATTGTCCTCTTCTTGGTTCTTGGTTGAACCAGAGACGATAAGCTTCCCGTTATCAAGAGTAAGTTCAATATCTGTCTTGGAAAATCCAGCGACAGCCATTTCGATAACATACTTGTTATCTGCGACCTTCTTGATATTGTAGGGAGGAAATCCAGCCGACTTTACCGAGTCAAGCTGCATATTAAGATCCTTAAACATACGATCAAATCCTACTGAAAATGAATCGAAAAGCTTTGGATCAAATAGTTTCATTGCTGTTGTAACCATGTTGTGTTACCTCCTGTTTAAGCAAGGTTGATTATGTTAATGTAACCCTAAAAGGCGTTACATTCTTATTTATACGATATTCCGTATAAAATGTCAAGCAGTTTTCTTTTTACCGATATTATATTTTGCTTCTAATTTCCAATCATTCTTTTCTTTAAAAGCAATGATCTTAATTTGATTTAATGGAGCAACCGGTTCTGTTGCTTGGTCTTTATTGACAAGCTTGATAAGTTCCCATTGTGCTAGAAGATTGGCGATTGTATTTCTCCGAGCCTTATCATTGTCCGAAAAGTTGGTTTCTTTTCCATCGAGCGCAAATAGTTCCTTAAAATGAACTATGAAATATCGGCCCTGTTTATGAAGGATATGACAAGACTGATATAGTGTCTTGTCCTTTTTTGATGCTACGCCTATTCTTGTAAGCGTTTCACGGACTTTTAGAAAGTCGTTTTCATTATTAAGCCTAACTTCTACCATATTATTGATGACGCTATTATTATTCATTTTTTATCACTCCACCAAATTTTGACACTAGTTTGTCTAGTTGTTCTTTTGTTAATATTGTAATCGCTTCTTCTGCTCGCTTACGGCTGTAGTCATAATATACCATAATAGCGTTTAGATAACGATCTCGCTCTTTATCATCCTCTGGTTTAGACCACTTCTTAAATGGTCTTTTGTATTTCCGTATACTATTTAGTAAAAAGTCATACTGCATTTTCTTTGCAGCATGACCCTTTACATTCATTTCATTCGCAAAAACAACACAATCCATATGCTGAGATAACGCACGATTTACGATGAATGGTGGATATTCATCCTCGTTGTCATTTGATATAACAGAATTACCAGTTTGTAATATGGATGGAAGTGTTTCTTTGAATAGATCAAGCATTAGTATCATCACCATTTAACAAAGTTAACGCTTCTGTTGTCTGAGGCAAGAATTCAGTATCAATTGTAACAATATTTTTATATGCCTTGTTATAGGCATAAGTATAATTTTGGTAGCTTTTTTTCCATTCGTTTGATTGATCATGTCCCATTTTATAAAAATAAATCAAAACTAAAATTTTCTTAGGATGATCTGTAATGACAAAATCGTTATTAATTTCTTGATATTCATAAAAGCTTTTTTCAATTTGTGACCATATATGCTGACCAGAACTAATTTTTATAACAGCATCATATGGTTTTAGCGCACGAATATTATCACAATACGAATTATACCATTTTTCTAAATTTTTATCTTCGGCCAATCCTGACACAGACCAGTCAATAAAGTTATGACCAAGTGTTAAACGATGCTTATCGTCAAAAATGGCATTTAGTTTTTTTGTAATAGCGCCTCGTTCTGCGGGAGTAAGGTCAGGTGCAATAGAATTGATTCCAGCTACAACATCTGGATGATCAGTCCAAGGTATAGATTTTTCATTTTTATCTTTAGAAGAAGCATTCTTATATAATTGTCTTTCTTCAATAATATCAGCTGCCCATTGAGCAATATCATCAAGACCAGCTTCTTTTCTTGGATTCTTATGGCGAGGATTTAATTGTAAACCTAGTAGTCGCAAATCACTCGGCGTTAAATCCTTCCAGTCCTTATATGGCACTTCATGTGCCATAAGACCGTTCATATGAGGCGCGCCTATCATAGCTCTGACGCTATGATTTCCACCAATCAGTTTCGATTCAGAAATATTTTTTGAACTTGACATAAGAAGTACCGCCGGCTCATGCGTATGACTAGCATTTGGGTCAAACATATTTCC